AGGTGCAAGCCCGCCCGTACTCTGCGCCCATCGGTGTTGGCATCACGCTGAGCATTCAAGAGGTGCAGGTCATCAAGCCTGTTGAGTACACGCAGGGAGGCACAGGGTTTGATGCGGTCGAAGGTGGATGGGAAGACAGCGCGAAGGCGGCAACCTCGCAAGCCGAGGCGGTCGCAACCAAAGCAGTCGGGGACTTTTAGGTTCCGCAGCAAGTTCGAGGCTGGCATTGCGTCCAGCCTCAACAAGCGTGAGCTGGTTTTCAATTACGAGAGCCAGCACTACGACTACATAATCCAGGCTGTTTACACGCCTGACTTCATCCTTCCTCACTGTGTCGTGGAGGCCAAGGGGTTGCTGACTGCAGAAGACCGGCGCAAATTGCGCAGCGTTAAGCAGTCACACCCTGACCTGGACCTGCGCCTCTGTTTTCAGAACGCAAAGGCCAAGTTGTCAAAGGCTCCACGATCACTGCGTTACTGGCAGTGGGCAGAGCGTCATGGTTTTCCGTGGTGCGAGGGACACATACCCACTGCGTGGTTCACCAATGCTGCGTGAGAAATCCAAGTTTGTTCGACACGAAGCTTGCCCGGAGTGCAACAGCAAGGACAACCTTGCACGGTTCAGTGATGGCCATGCGTACTGCTTTGGCTGTAACTACACCGAGCAACCGGAGCGAGAACCAAAGCTCAAACCCATACCACCTATGCCACCACCACCTGTAAACCTGCTGTCATTTGTTGACTGCGTGCCTCTGACTAAGCGCGGCTTGGACAAGGAGACGACCGAGCTGTTTGGTTACGGCGTTGGCAGTTACAACGGATCGACAGTGCAGGTCGCCACATACAGAAACCAGCGGGGTAAAGATGTGGCGCAGCACTTGCGCTACCCCGACAAAAAGTTTCGGTGGATCGGTGACACATCCAACATTCAGCTGTGGGGCCAGCACCTATGGCGACAGAACCACGGCAAAGAAACAGACATTTTCTGCGTCATTACAGAGGGCGAAGTCGATGCCATGTCGGTGTCGCAGGTACAAGGCAACCGCTTTCCTGTTGTCAGCCTGCCCAACGGTGCGCAATCAGCGAGCAAATACATAGCGGCCAACCTTGAATGGCTGCGTCAATTTCGCATCGTGCTGTGCTTTGACTCAGACGATCCGGGCACCAAGGCAGCAGAGGAAGCAGTCAAGGTGCTGCCATACGGCAGGGCTGCCATCTGCAGGTTGCCTCGCAAAGACGCCAACGAAATGCTGCAGGCTGGCGAGGGTGCACAGCTCAAGGACTTGCTGTGGAAGGCGACACCGGTCAGGCCTGACGGCATCCTCAACGCTGCTGACTTGTACCAAGAGATGGTCAAGCCAGGCGCAACCAAGGTGTGCGACCTGCCGTGGCCACAGCTGAACAGCTGCCTGCGTGGTTTTAGAAAGGGCGAGATGGTGACGGTGACAGCTGGTTCGGGCACTGGCAAGTCGTCTGTGTGTCGTGAGTTGGCTCACCACTTCCTGCGGTGCGGGCTCAAGGTTGGGATGCTGTCGCTGGAGGAGTCACTGCAGCGCACGATGCAAGGCATTGTTGGCATTGAGGTCAACAAGCCATTGCACCTGGACCCTGACATGGTGCCGGCTGATGAGGTCAAGACTGCGTTCCATTCCTTGTTTGGTGGTGGCCGACTGTTCCTCTATGACCATTTCGGATCGATGGATCCTGACCGGATGGTCGAACAGATCAAGTACCTGGCCGACGTCGAGGGTGTTGACGTTGTGTTCCTTGATCACCTCACCATCGTGGTCAGTGGCATTGCAGATTTGGATGAGCGGCGAGCTTTAGACGTGGTGTGCACCAAGCTGCGACAGGTAGTGGAGCAGACAGGCATTGGCCTGGTGCTGGTGTCACACCTCAAGCGACCGGAAGGCCGCGGCCATGAGGAAGGTGCACAGACCAGCCTGTCTCAGTTGCGTGGCAGCCATGCGATTGCACAGCTGTCGGATTGCGTTGTCGGTTGCGAGAGAAACCAGCAAGGCGACCCAGCAGAGCGCAGTGAATTGCAACTGCGCGTGCTTAAGAACAGGTTCTGTGGCACTACTGGACCGGTCGACAAACTTTTGTATGACCATGAATCAGGCCGGCTAACTATCCCTATGTCTCATTTCTTTGGCACATGACCTTACTTATTGACGGCGATTGGCTCGGCTACAAAACTTGCGCCAGTTGCGAGACAGAAACGCAATGGACTGAGTGGTGCCACACGTTGACAGTTAACCCAGTCGAAGCCAAGGCCAGGGCGTCACAACAAATTGGGTATTGGATGAACGTCACACAAGATCAAGACGTGCGCATTTGTTTAAGCAGCTACCCCACGTTTCGCCATGAACTAAGCCAGGAGTACAAGGCCAACCGCATTGGTAAGCGCAAGCCGATGGCATTGCGTGAGGTTTATGACTACCTGGCTGTGACATACAACGGCGTGACCATGGGTCAGCTTGAAGCTGATGACGTCATGGGGTTGCTTGCCACGTCAGGCCAGGTCAACGACCCAATCATTGTATCGCCAGACAAAGACATGAAGACCGTGCCGGGCAAGTTGCTTGTAAATGACAAGGTCTGGAACATCAGCAAAAACGAGGCTGATCGCAGCTGGATGACGCAAGCATTGACAGGCGACAGGGTCGACAACGTTGATGGTTTGCCAGGCGTTGGCCCTAAAACAGCTGACAAAATTTTGGGCACAACTACAACACTGCGTGAGATGTGGCCTGTTGTGGTCAAGGCTTATCAGAAGAAAGGCAAAACCTTTACCGATGCACTGTTAGCCGCACGCATGACACGCATCTTGCGGCACGGTGATTACGACATGGAGCAGCAGAAGCTCATCCTGTGGCATCCTTCGCAAGAGCAAGACTTATGTGAGGTAAGCGCAAATGTCTAACAGTGATTGGCCAGACATCAGCCCTGAGTTGCTGCAGAAATTAGACGACGCAGTCCCTGAACTTTGTCCGCTACCTGAATGGAATGACAGAGAGATCTGGATGTATGTCGGCAGGCGTGCAGTGGTGCGCCTGCTCCACAGCATTTACGATGAGCAAAATTCTGCTGATTAATTATGTGCGGCGGTGGCGGCGGGCCGAGTTCAAGTGATCGTGCAGCTGCTGATAGGCGGCACCGCGAAAACATGGCGCGGCAACGAGAACAAATGGAAGAACAGAAGCGACAGTTTGAAGCGTCGCAAGCTGCTTCGGAGAAGCGCTACCAAGAACAGCTAGCAATGACGCAGCGGCCAGCACCACCTGCTCCAAGCCCGACAGCAATGGCGCCTGCTGCTGCACTAGCAGCACCGGCAGCACCGGCAGCACCAACAACATCGCAAGAAGGCGCAGCATCATCGCCGTCAGCATCGCTTGGCGTGCCATCAAACTCGCAAACACCTATCAACATCAGACGCCGCGGTCGCGGTCGCCGCTCAATGCGAGCTGACATCGCTGGTTACGGCGGCGGCTTCTCTATTCCCGGCAGACCTTAATGAAACTGAACCTGACTTCCAACGTCGACCGGCAGTCCAAGCCAATGGGCATGCCGGGCAGCCGAACTGCGGCGGCCAGGTACAACCAGCTGGCTGTTAACCGTGACTCATACCTGCAGCGTGCTCGTGATTGCAGCAAAGTCACTATCCCTGGCCTTATTCCAGAGGCACACGGCGGTGAGGCGGGCGATTTAAAAACGCCATACCAAAGTTTCGGCGCACGCGGCACAAATTTTCTGAGCAACAAACTGCTCGTCACTTTGTTTCCGCCTAACGCTCCGTTCTTCAAGCTGGAAATTGATGACCTAGCACTGCGTGTTGCAGAAGCTGGGCCACAAGTCAAGACCGAACTTGATGCAGCGCTGGTCAAAGTAGAGCACGCTGTGATGGGGGTGCTTGACACTGCCAATGGCCGAGCATCTTTACACGAAGCTTTCAAGCACCTTCTGGTTAGCGGCAACGTCTTGCTCTACGTCTCAGAGCAAGGAATCAGGGTCATCCATCTGGACCGCTTTGTGCTTTGTCGTGATCCTATGGGTCACGTCACAGAGATTGTTGTCGAAGAAGAGGTTTACCCGCAAGCATTACCCGAAGGATTTTTAAACGACGAAGAGGAGGAAGGAGAGTACAGCGACGCAAGCAGCAAGAAGACAGTCAAGGTCTACACCTGCGTCAAGTTCTACGAAGGTGAGTGCCACTGGTATCAAGAGGTCAAAGGCAAAGAGGTGCCAGGCACACACGGCATGTGCAAGGAAGAAGCCACCCCTTGGATCAGCCTGCGATTTGACCGCGTAGAAAGCGAGGAGTACGGACGCAGTTACGTCGAGCAGTATTACGGCGACTTGCTTGCGCTTGAGAATTTGAGCCAAGCAATCTTGGAGTCGTCAGCTGCAGCAGCCAAGGCAATTTTCTTGGTCAACCCCAACGGCATGACCAGGCCACGCACCCTGGCTAACGCAGCCAATGGTGCAATCGTTCAGGGGTCAGCGTCAGACGTGACTGTCGTGCAAACCCAGAAGGGGGCCGACATGCAGATTGCTAACGCCACTATCGAGCGCATTGAGCAGCGGCTGCAGTACGCCTTCATGTTGCACACCGCTATTCAGCGACCGGGTGAGCGTGTGACTGCGGAAGAGATCCGCTTCATGAGTCAAGAGCTGAACGCTGGCACAGCTGGCTTGTATTCCATCCTGACTCAGGAACTGCAGCTACCCCTGGTGCGGCGGCTGATGCACATCTTGCAGCGTCAACGCAAGCTGCCCCCGTTCCCGAAAGGGCAGGGCGGCAAGGCTTTAGTTAGCCCTAAGCCTGTTACTGGGCTTGAGGCAATTGGCCGCGGCGATGACAAGAACAAGTTGATTGAGTTCATCACAACTGCACAGCAAGTTCTTGGCCCAGAGATCATGGCTGAGTACATCAATGTCGACGAAGCGTTACGTCGGTTGGCTGCAAGCGGCAGCATTGATACAACAAACCTTGTTAAAACGCCCGAGCAGTTAGAGAATGAGCGCGCAGCTGCAGCGCAAGCACAGCAAGAAGCTCAACAACAACAGATGTTGATGGAGGGCCTCAAGTCTGGCGCCGCTACGCAAGCAGCTAAAAACTACACACAACCAGGAGCACCCTATGGCCCGCAGTTCCAAGACGGCAACCCCGACGCCGGAACCCCAAACCAACTCCCCGACGGAGACGCCGTCGCCGACGGAGGACAAGCAAGTTGAAGTCATCGACATAGCAGTTGATGAATCACAAGGACAGTCAGCATCAATGCCTGAAGTGACTGTCGACGACAAAGGCGTCATCCAAATTTCCTGAGACTTATGCCTGAACCTGTAGTTATCGCTAACGAACCGGCGCCAGCGATGGCGCCTGAAGATCAAGCAGCCCTTACTGATAACGACAACGTCGAGATCCAGGGCGAAGAGCAACTGTTTGCCGGCAAATACAAAACTGTCGACGAGCTAGTTAAGGGCTACAAAGAACTTGAAAGCCAGCAAGGCAAAGCTGACAACGAGCCGGAGCAGGAGTTAGCTGAGGGCGAAGAGCAATCAGCTAAGGAGATCTACGGCGAAGTTATTGGCGGCCGCCTCGAAGAAGCTGGCATTGACTTTGGCGACATGTCTTCTCGGTACGCCGAGAGCGGCATGCTGCAGGACGATGACTATGGCGAGCTTGAGAAAGCTGGCTTTAGTCGCAGCATGGTCGACAATTACTTGGCCGGTCTGCAGTACAACGCTGCTCAAGACAGCGCACTCAACGCACAGCAGGTATCTCAAATCAAGACTGAGTTCGGTGGCACCGATCAGTACGACGAGATGACTACGTGGGCTGCAGAGAACATGGAGGCTGACGAGATCGCTGCGTTTAATCGCATTGTTCAAGGCAGTAACGACGGCGCACAAATTCGCCTTGCCATTGCTGGGCTTTACGCTCAGTACACAGCAAGCGAAGGTCGTGAACCACAGCTGTTAGGCGGCAAGTCAAGCAGCAGCAGCGGCAGCAAGTTTGAGTCAACAGCTCAAGTGATTGAGGCAATGAATGACCCTCGCTATGCAAGCGACCCTGCCTATAGAAAAGCAGTAGAAAAGCAGCTAAGCCGCTCTGCTGTCTTTTAATTAGGTGGGCCGAGAGAGCCCGCCTCACACACATTGACCCTTGGCTTAAGTACCCAAGGGTTTTTTATTGGGCTGTTTACTGCTTACAATCTGTCTACCTAGACATTCATCTGGCGCACTGGCCCTCTGCGGAGGACACCCTGTGAGCTAAGAAGACTGGTCGGGTGCAACCCAATCTTTCTTTTAAGCCTCATGGCTAACTTCACAGCCTCACGGCTGGGTCTCGTCAACGCAACAGGCACCAGCTTCGACGCACTTTTTTTAAAAGTATTTTCAGGAGAAGTGCTTTCATCGTTCCGTAAGTCAACGGTGTTTGAAACTTTGCACACAGTTCGGACTATTAGTTCGGGCAAAAGTGCACAGTTCCCAATCATTGGTACTAGCTCAACTGCATATCACACACCGGGCACGCAGCTGACAGGCAATGCCATCAAGCATGCCGAGGCAACTGTGCTTATCGACGACAAGTTGGTGAGCAATGTCTTTGTTGCTGACATTGATGAGGCCAAGAACCATTACGACGTTCGCAGCCAATACTCAACTCAGATGGGCAACGCCCTGGCCTATACGTTCGACAAGAACGTGGCAGCCATGGTGGCCAAGGCTGCTCGCACCGGCACCAACTTCAACACTGACCTGCCAGGCGGTACTCAGATCAACAT